AGGCGGTTGCCGCCGCCCCAAGGTACTGGCCTTTACCGCTTCCTGGTGCGCCCCGTGTCAGCGTGCGAAGCCTGCCTTGATCCAGATTCAGGCCGCCGGGGTGGACGTGGAGATCATCGACATCGACGACCATCCCGACTCGGCGAAGAAATACGGCGTCACCAGCGTGCCGACCTTCATTGTCTACGTCTGCGGAAAAGCGCCGGTGCGGACCAACGACATCCTGGTGGTTGTCTCCCTGACTCGCTTTGGGTGCAAGTGATGGCACGCCGCCGCTGTCGCAACTGTCCCGAGGAGCCGGGACCGACGCCGGAGCCAAGGACGATAAGGACGGTTGGCTCCCGTCGTCGCCGAGAACGAAACACGAGGTTGCACCGGGCCGAACGCCGAAGCAACCAGCGAGCCGCACTTGCCGCTGACCCACGCGAACCTGAGATGCAACCTCAATTAGATCAATGAAACAGCCACATGAATTTCGTGGACGAGTTGTGGCAGAGCTTCGGAGAGGGGCTGAGGAGCAACAACCTACGGTCGTGCAGCCGGTGGGCAGAACATCGACGGGTGATGGGGGCACCTTTTAACGGTCCTTACAGCTTCGCGCGACACCCGTGGTGCCGGGAGATTCACGACAGCAAGGCGGCGTGGACGGTCGCCATGAAGGCGGCCCAGTTGGGCGTGACGGAGACGGGAATCAACCGGGCCTTCTTCACGCTCGACCAGTCGAAGCGGGACGTGCTGTACGTTTTGCCGACGGCGCTGAACGCAAGCGACTTTTCCAAGGCCCGCTTTGCCACCGCCCTGAAGCTCAGCCCTTACCTCAAAGACCTGTTCGTCGATACGAACACCGTGGGGCTGAAATCGACGGGTACGAACGTCCTGTACATCCGAGGCAGCCGCGGCGACAGCAACTTGAAATCCATCCCGGTGTCCGAATTGGTCTTGGACGAGTTGGACGAGATGGACACCCATGCGGTGTGGCTGGCCTTGGAGCGGCTGTCGGGCCAGATCGAGAAGCACATCCTGGCGATCTCGACGCCGACCGTGCCGAAGTACGGCATCCACAAACTGTACCTGACCAGCACCCAGGAGCACTTCTGCTTTCAGTGTCCGCACTGCGGCCGATGGACCGAATTGATTTGGCCCGACTGCGTGGAGATTATCGGCGAGTCGGTCAATGACCCCCGCTGCCAAGACTCGTTCCTCAAGTGTAAGGAGTGCAGGCAAAGGCTGGAGCACGAGGCCAAATCGGAGTTCCTGGGCGGCGGCAAGTGGCAGACGACGGAACCGAACGTCTCGGCGGAGGAATCGCGGGGGTTCTACATCAATCAGCTTTACTCGTCCACGGTGACGCCCGGCGAGTTGGTGATCGCCTACCATCGCGGGCTGGGCGACGAAGCGGCCAATACGGAGTTTCATTGCAGCAAGCTGGGCGTGCCGTTCATCGGCGAAGGCGCTCAAGTCACGGACGAAATGATCGAAGCCTGCGTCAAGTCGCACTCGATCAACGACAAACGTCCGCAGATCGGCGGCGACCGACTGATAACGATGGGCGTGGATCAGGGAAAGACGGGTTACATTTCGGTCGTGGACTGGCTGTTCGATCAGCACCCCGGCAAGGACATCAATGCGGCGGCCATCGGCAAGTTGCTCTGGTTCGGCAAGTTCTCAGGCGAGGAATGGAGCTATCTCGACGAGTTGATGCGGGAGTGGCAGGTCTTGGCCTGCGTGGTGGACGCCGATCCATTCACCAACGACGCCCGCCGCTTTGCCAAGAAGTTTCACGGCTACGTGTGGCTGACGCGATACCGGCGGGGGCAGACGGCCAAGGAAATCGCCATCAGCGAGGAGGACACAGGATCGCCCTTCGCCACTGTGGACCGCACCAATTGGCTTAGCTGCACGCTGGGGCGGTTCAAGACGACGCCGCCCCGCATCCTGCTGCCCCGCGACATTTCGTTCGAGTACCGGGAACACGTCAAGAACCTGGTCCGCACCTACAAGAAGGACGACACGGGCAACCTGGCTGCCGAGTACGTGAACACGGGGGCCGACCACTTTGCCCACTCCCTGTGCTACGCCGACATTGGCTTGGCCCTGGCCCCGATTGGCGGTAGCGGCGGAAACGTCGGCAAGGTCACTTAGCAAGAGGTTCGTCATGGCCGAAGGTCAAACGCTCAGCCTGATCGACAGCCGACATCCCGGCTACCTCTCTGGCATGACGGACTGGCGCAAGTGGCGATTGACCTACGAGGGTGGCGACGACTTCCGCGACTCCTACTTGGAGCGGTTTTCGACCCGTGAAGACCAGGAGGACTACGGCGTCCGCAAGGCAATCACGCCGGTGCCCGCGTTCGCCAAAGCGGCGATCAACGACATCCGCAACGCGATCTACCAGCGCCTCCGGGATGTGGTGCGCAAGGGCGGCACCGAGGTCTATCAGGCCGCCGTCAACGGCAGCAATCTGGGCGTGGACCATCGCGGCTCGACGATGAACGCCTTCCTGGGCGTGAAGGTCTTGACCGAGTTGTTGGTCATGGGGCGGGTGGGCGTCTTCGTCGATCATCCGCTGGTTCCGGCCGGTGCGACCTTGGCCAACGTCAGCCGGCCCGCGCCGTACCTCTACAAGTACGACATCGAAGACATCCTTTCGTGGACCTGCTCGAAGCCTGAAGCCCCGTCCGAGTTCCAGGCGATCTTGCTACGCGATACGGTGATGCAGTACGACCAGTCCACGATGTTGCCGTCGCTCTCGGTCGAGCGATACCGCTATATGTGGATCGAGGGTGGGCGCGTTCACTTGCAGTTCTACAACCTCAAGAAGGAGGAGGTGGACGGCGCGGGGTTGCCCGGTGGGCCGATGCAACTGGAACTGGACCGCATTCCCTTCGTGCTCTTGGACATTGGCGGGAGCCTGATTAAGGACGTGTGCCAACAGCAGATCGCGCTGCTGAACCTCGGTTCCAGCGACGTGAACTATGCCCTGCGAAGCAACTTCCCCTTCTACATTGAGCAGAAGGACTTGCGTGCGACAGGTGCCCACCTGAAACACGCCGCCACGGAAGACGGGACATCCACCTCTGGCGGCCAAGGCGCGGCCGACACGAGCATCAAGGTCGGCGCGACGCACGGCCGCACCTACGACAAAGGGATGAATCCCCCGGCCTTCATCAATCCCTCGGCCGAGCCGCTGCGGGCGAGCCTGGAATTGCAGGACCGGCTGAAGCGGGACATCCGCGAGTTGGTGAACCTGGCCGTGTCGAGCTTAGCGGTACGTGTCTCGGCCGAGTCGAAGGCGATGGACAACCAAGGGCTTGAGGCGGGCCTGTCGTACATCGGGCTGCTCTTGGAAAGCGCCGAGCGGCAGATCGCCGAGTTCTGGGCCGCCTATGAAGAGCGGAGCCTGAGCAAGCGCGAAGTGGCGACTGTCAAGTACCCGGAACGGTACAGCCTGAAGTCGGACGCCGACCGCATTAAGGAAGCCCAGGACTTGGAGAAGCTGATGGCGAAGGTGCCAGGCCGTCGAGTCAAGCGGGAATTGGCCAAGGGCATCGTCCAGACGCTCCTGGGCGGCAAGATCAGCATGGACGATCTGGCTGCGATCAACCGTGAGATTGACAGCGCCCATTACACCACCAGCGACCCGCAGACGATCATCCAGGCCGTGGCCGGCGGCCTCTGTGGCGAAAGGACTGGCTCGATTGCCTTGGGCTTTGACGAGGACGAATACGAGAAGGCCCGCGAGGATCATGCGGCGCGCGTCAAGCGGATCGCCGAGTCCCAGGGCATTGGTGACGGCGAGGGCGACCCGGCGGCGCGGGGTCTGAAAGACCTGTCCGCTAGTCCGAACGCAGGGAAGGAGGAGAAGGCGGCCAGCCGCAACACCGATCTGCAAGACACCACGGCCCCGCGCGTTCGCGGCAAGGGCCGCTTCTCAGGAGAATAAGCCATGCTGGTTGACGTTGTTCAAGAATCCCGGCCGGAGTTCCGCACGGGCAGCGGCGTGGTGGGCACCGACGTGGCGCGCCTCGGTTCGGCCAGCGCGCGTCAAACCGTGACGCTCACGGACGTGACGGCCGGCAGCTTCAAGCTGGGTGTCGGGGGTGTGGAGACGGCTCCTATCGTCTTTGATGCGATTGCTGCCGCCGTGCAGACGGCCTTGGCAGCGATCGTCGGTGCGGGCAACGTCGCCGTTTCTGGCGATCCCGGTGCATGGGTCGTGGACTTCACAGGCGCATTGCGGTGGCAACTTATCGCGGCCATGACGGCAGTAGACGTGGACCTGGAAGGGGAAGGTCACGCCATCGCAGTAACGGTCAACGAGCGCGGACACGCCGTCGGCTGGGAAGTGAAGAAATATGTCATGCTCCGCGCCAACGGGGCGAATACCAGCGTCATTATGATCGGCCACACGGCCGCCGAGGCAGGCGACGGCTTCATCCTGTCCGCCAGCCAGCAAAGCCCGCCGATCTACGTGGACAACCTAAACAAGCTGTACGTCGTCGGCGGAGCGGCGGACCAAGGCTATTCGTGGATTGCCTGCTAAGGGAGGCGTTTCATGCCTATCGACGCCACCTTTTACGGCACGTTGGACGAGGCCGATGAATACTTCGCCAACCGGCTCCACGAAACGGCGTGGACAGAGGCATCGGCGAACGACCGGCGAAAGGCGCTGATCGCCGCCAGAGGCATCATCGACGCTCTGAACTACAAGGGCACGAAGGCGAGTGTTTATACGCTCTTGCAAGCGAACCCATCCGCTTCGCAGGACGAGATCAGGGCAGCCGAGGCAAGCCAGGCGTTGGAATTCCCGCGCGGGGCCGACACTGTGGTTCCCGAGGCCGTCCGAGTGGCCTCTTACGAGATCGCTTATGCGCTGTTGGACGGCAAAGACCCCGAGGTGGAATTGGAGAACCTGGCCGTCAATGCGATGGGTTATGGGGCGGTGAAAACCAGCTACGAGCGGTCGCAACTGCCCATCGAGCACATCATCCATCTGGTGCCGAGTTCTGCCGCGTGGCGATTGCTCAAGCCTTTTCTGCGCGACTCGGACGCCCTGAAACTGTCACGACTGAGCTAGGGGCGTTCCCTGCTCCCTTTTACCGGCCCACTGCCGGGGTCAGACCCGCTGAATACCGGAATGACGCGGATCGTCTGTTACAAGTTTCCTCTCCGGGTGTAAGGAAGTTGTTGCATGTCCATCTCTCTGTATCTGGCGCGTCCGTGGGTCTCTTGTTTCGAGGGTGAGGATGATGCCGCCAAGGCCGCCGCTGAGAAGGCCGCAGCCGAGGCGGCTGCCGCTTCTGCTACCGCTGCCGCTGGCAAGGCGTTCACCCAGGAAGACGTGAACCGGATCGTGGCCGCCGACCGTCGCAAGCTGGAAGAGGCGTTGAAGAAAACCGAGAAACAGTATCAGGAGTTGCTGGCCAGCCAGAGCCTCACCGAGCAAGAGCGGAAGGCCCTGCAAGCGAATCTGGAGATGGTGCAAGGCCAACTGCGGTCGAAGGAAGAGCAGCTTCTTCTTGAAAAGAAGCAGTTGGAGGAAACCTACGCCGGCAAGTTGCAGGAGGTCGAAAAGAAGGCGTCATTCTTCGAGACGCTGTACCGTGACTCCACCATCGACCGGGCACTCCAAGACGCCGCCGTCAAGCACGAGGCGTGGAGTCCTTCCCAAGTCGTCACCTTGCTTCGCGGGCAGACGAAGATGTTGGAGGAAACGGACCCCAGGACCGGCAAGCTGACCGGCAGGTACAAGCCGGTGGTCGAGATGCAGGCCCTCAACACGACAACGGGCGAGATCGAAACCAAGACGTACACGCCCGAGGACGCCGTGAAGAAGATGAAAGACACGCCCGACACCTGGGGCAATCTCTTCCGCAGCGGCGTGGTTTCGGGCATCGGCGCGGGAACGGCGACCGGCGGCCTCATGCCGGGTCAAGGCGGCAAACTGGATGCGGCGGCGATTCGCAAGCTGACGCAAGAGCAGTTCCGCGAGATTCGGGCCAACCACCCTGAATGGCTCGGACTCGATCCTTTGCCCAAGAAGGGCCGCTAACCGTTCGGGGGTCGGCACACCCAAGGTCTGCTCGGACCCGGCGCACGTCACGGTGACGAGGTGCGGCGAGCAGAGGTCACACAAGGAACTTCGGAGAGTAGCGATGAACCGTTTGTACCTCAGCCAGCCGTTCACGGCTTGCTACGAAAACCAACTCGATGCCTTCATCCCCGAGTTGTGGGCGGACGAGGGCTTGCGGATGTTGGAAGCCAACATGGTCATGGCCAACATGGTCCACCGGGACTTCGAGGACCAGATCGCCAAGTTCGGCGATGTGGTCAACACCCGCCGCCCCGGCGAGTTCAAGATTCGCCGGAAGAAGGACGGCACCACGCTGGTGCAGCAGGACGCTGTGGCCACCAACGTGCAAGTGCCGTTGAACCAGTGGTTCTACAACTCCTTCGTCATCCGCGACGGGGAAGGCAGCAAGTCCTTCAAGGAGTTGAGCCAGATTTACCTCCAGCCGGCGATGAAGACCATCGCCGAGGGCGTCGATCGCGCCTTGCTGGGCCAAGTCCACGCCTATCTGGGCGGGCCGGCGAACCGCGTAGGCAAGTTGGGCGGACTGACCGCCAGCACCGCCAAGGACTATGTGCTCGACGCCCGCGAGCGGCTGAACATCAACAAGGCCCCCGTGGATGGCCGCAAGCTGGTCATGGCCCCCACGAGCGAGACGGCCATGCTCAAGACCGACCTGTTCGTCAAGGCCAGCGAGCGCGGCGACGGCGGTTCGGCGCTGGAGAGCGCCATCCTCGGCCGCATCCTCGGCTTCGACACCTACATGGACCAAAACGTCAACTGTGTCCTGTCAGGGTCGGACACCGACAGCGATCCGGTCACGGAGCCGTATGAGGCGGGGACCGCCGCTGGGACGCACATCGCGTCTGTCCTTGCTCCCACGGCCGGTGAGTTCGTGGTCGTAGCCGGGAACGACCAACCGACCTGGGCGACGGGAACCGACGCGGCCTGGTTTAGCCTGAACGAGGCCCTCAAGTACGCCACGCTGGACAATGCCGTGGCCACGCGCTACGTGAAGTGCGTGACCGCTGCCGCTTACGCGGCCGGCTACAGCGAGGGCATCGCCCTGACCGTCACCGAGGGGAAGGCCCCGCAAGTCGGCCAGTTGCTCGCCTTCGGCGCGACCCCCGGCACTCGGCACACCTACACGGTGATCGAGTCCGAGGGAAGCGGCACGTCTTGCACGGTCTACCTCGACCGGCCGCTTGCGGCTGCCGTTGGCAACGGTGCCGATGCGTTCCCCGGCCCCTACGGCGCGATGAACCTCGCGTTCCACCGGGACGCCCTGGCCCTCGTGACCCGCCCGCTGGCCCTGCCGGACACCCGCGCGGGCGTCATGGCCGGACATGCCGCCTACAACGGCGTCACCATGCGGGTCTTGGCCCAGTACGACATCAACGCGGGCGGCCTGATCGTCAACTGCGACATCCTCGCGGGTGTGGCGGTCCTGAACAGCGGCCTGCTGGTCCCCGTGCTCGGCTAAGGCTGATCTCCGTCGAGCGAACGAACGGCCGCCCGGCCCGTCAACAGCGAGCCGGGCGGCCCCTCTACCATCAACTGCCCTGCGAGCTTGCCGGAGATGCCTTATGGAATTGCTCTTTGCCCAAGCCGATACGTTTGCCGATGCGATTGCCTTGCTCAAGCAGTATGGTCCGCTGGTCCTGGTGACTGCCGTTTTGCTCTGGCAAAGCTGGGTCCGCGAGTGTCGCATGAACAAACGGATCGTGAAGCTCGAAGACGAGCAGCGAAACGTGCTCATGCCGCTTGTCGAACGGTGTGCGGACGTAATCGCCCAAAACACCTTGATGATGGAGCGGCTAGAGAAAGCCCTGGACGAGCGATTCGAGTGTCCTTGGCGGCCTAAGTGCTCGCAACAAGCCTGAGTGCGTGACGCCCATGACGTATCCTGCCAACCACGGACTGAACCAGCAGATTCGGCGCGTGCTCTACGCGCTGAAGCGTCAGTACGGCGGCACGCTTGTCATTTATCAGAATGGCGCGGTGACTACGGATACGAAGACCGGCGAAGTGACCCGGACGAAGACGGCGACTCGGATTCAACGGGCCGTCGTCCTCCCAGAAACCGTCAGCCGCGAACTGAAGCAGTCGATCTCGCTGATCTCCGCGAACAAGCAGATGGTCACGGGCGGAGGATACGAGGCGGGCAAACGTCTGTTCATCGTCGAGCGCCGCGACTGCCCCAACCTGGTGCTAAAGGAAAGCGACTGGCTCGTCTATCTCGGCCGCAAGTACGCCATCGAGAACTTTGAGGAGTACGAGTTCGATGCGGCCTACATCATCCACGGCAAGGAATTGGTGGGCGAGTCGATTGGCGGCGCAGGGACGGTTGCGGAAGCCAGTACCTCCTTGACACTCGGCTCTCAAGCTGAAGGGGAGGTGTAACCATGCCCGCCAATCCCAACTGGGCACGCTGGGTTTTCGCATCCGTGGCGACCTGCTTGAAGCAAGTTGCTCAACAGCAGCAGCTTCCCGTTCTGATCGAAGGCTTGGATGAGCGGACCACGGAGTTTATGAGCGCCACGGATCGGTGCGAGGTGCGCATCACGGGGCCGTTCACCAGGGAATTGAGCCGCGACTACTTCCAGGTCGAAGTCGTGGTGAACGTCTTGTTCGTGAGCCGTTACGAAGAGCAGAAGAACCAATACGCCATCATTCAGAAGACCGGCGTGTTTCAGGAGGCAATGGATGGAGCCATCGCCGTCTACAAGTACGGAGGCGGGGCAGACGACGACGAGCACGTTCTTCTCGGCTGCCTCTCGCCGGTCCAAGGCCGACATGACGCTATCCGCGTGATGCACTTCGGCCAGATCAATCCGACCGACCGCTTGAAGCAATCAATGGTAGACGCTCGCTACCGGATGGAGATTTCCACCAACTAATGACAGGAGAACCCGAACATGGCACGCATAGAGCTTCGTGACTGCGATGTCATTTTGCAGGACGGCCTCAGCGGCACGGCGGCGGTCAACGAACCCGTGACCCCGCCCGCTGCGACCGACACCAGCTTTGCCATCGACACCATCGTCCTGAACACGGCCGACACCGACAAGGTGCCCGTGGGGGCGCGTTTCAAGATCGCGGGCGAGACGACTCCGGTGTATCACACCGTCACGGCTCGCACTCCGGCCGACGCCGGCCCAACGACCGAGATCACGTTTTCGCCGGCCCTCGGGGCGGGCACCTACGCGGACGGCGCGGTCGTGACGTTCTATCCCCAGAATCTCGACATCAAGATCGGGGAAGGGAACATCACCTACACCGAGCACAACGAGTACGAATACCTCAAGGACCGGGGGAACCTGGACACCGTGAAGGAAGGCGACGAAGTGCCGATGGACGTGAAGCTGGAGGCCGTCTTCGAGCATATCACCCAGGGCACGGGCGAGCCGGTCAGCCCGATGGATGCCTTGAAGGGCGTCGGCGGGGCGGCCGAGTGGGTGAGCGCGTCGAGCGACTTGTGCGAGCCGTACTGCGTGGACGTGGTGGTCCTGCACACGCCGCCCTGCGGCACGTCCGAGCTTGAGCGCGTGACGTTTCCCGACTTCCGCTCGGAGACCCGCGAGATCAACTACAAGGAGTCCACGATCTCGATTACGGGCAAGTGCAAGGCGACCGAACCGCTCGTCGAGCGTGAGGCGGCGGCGTAGTGACGACTCCCCGGCCCCTTGAGGCCGGTTTCTCTGGCCGTTTTTTCAAGAAGGCCAGATATGCGGTGCCGGCAGCGGTGCCGGCACCGCAGCTTTCTCATTCCTTTCAGCGAGGGAACAACATGAAGATTGCCGGTATCGACCCCAAGACACTCTCCAACGAAGTGCTGCTGGTCCTGCCGCGCGGCGAGAGCGAGATCATTTTCCGCGCCAAGGGTTTGCCCGACATGGCGGAATTCGAGGCCCTGTGCCCGAACCCCAAGCCGCCGGGCAAGTTCACCAAAGACGGCTGGATTCCCAATCTCACCGACCCCACCTACCAGCAAATCCTCAGCGAGTGGGCGAAGAAGCGGTTGGGCTACATGGTCGTCAAGTCCCTGGCCCCGTCCGAGATCGAGTGGGATACGGTCAACGAGAATGATCCCCGCACCTGGTCCAAGTGGGAGGAAGACCTGAAAAGCGCCG